CTAATCTAAGGGGTGCTAATCTAAGGGGTGCTACATATTCAAATATTCAATGCCCAGGAAAAGGTAGCAGAGGAATATTAAGGAGTTAAAAAATGGAATTAAATTACAAAGACATAGAATTTACTTATGAAGTAGACTGGAAAGATGTTAATCAAGCACTCGAGCATATCTTGTACGATATAGCAAAGTGCAAGAAAGGGGAAAGTAAGCCTGTAGAAAGGCTGATTAATTTAATGATAGAAACATTAGATATACAGGAGCTCCCAGAGCTTATGGAGTACTTCAAAGAAGAACTACACGAGTATTTTGAAGAAGAGGCTAATGAGCAGTATCAAAATGACAAGGACTGTGAGGGCGACCCTTATAGTCAAAAAGATTTTATTTAAACAATAAGCCACAGATAGTGGATGAGTATAGGAGAAAAGATTATGGAAAGAAATGACATTTTAATAAAAACTTAATAAAAATGCTTTACAAATAATTAAAAGGTAGGTTATAAAATGAAAAAATATATTGTATTAAGTTATAATAAGTCAGAATACCCCGAAGCTAATTATAATTCATCTAAAAAAATGACACTAAAGGAAGCCAGAAAAATTCAAAAGGCTTATAATAATCAAAAAATTTTTAGCGTTGACATAAATAACGAAGGCTGTATTATGAATATTTATGAAATATAAAAAAATAAAAAAAGGAGTAAATCAAATATTATTTTAAAGGAGAAAAGATTATGAAAATGAAAAGCTACAAATTAGAACTAAAAGAAAAAGAGGTAAAAGGGCAAAAGGAATACTCATTAGAAATGACTTATAGAGGCTTATTATTTTACCGAAAGAACACAACCTTACTAAGAGTTACAAGCAAAGTACAGGCACAGGCTGTTAAGGAAGCTTTGGAGTTTGTTGAAGACTTTACGTCTTACAAAAAGCATTTGCCAAAAAAAATATTTAATAAATAAAAAAAAGAGATGGGTAAAACCATCTTTTTTGCATAATAAGACGTGCTCATTAGTATAATATTATGTAAGGTTAAAAACTTACACGGCGGTGGTTTTTATTCCATTTTTTACCACCGTCAATATGCTGGTATAGCTCAAAGGAAGAGCAGTGGTTTTGTAAACCACAGGTTATAGGTTCAAGTCCTGTTACTAGCTCCAGCGACAATTTGTTCGCATAAAATGATAATTACTGCTAGGAAAGACTAGCACTTGGGACAAACAGTATAAGGCGGTGCAACTCCGCAAAGTCCCACAATTAAAGTTATAAAAACATAACAGGAGCAACATATGGCTACAAATAAAGGTGGAAGACCTAAAAAAACAATAGATTATGCACTAGTAGAAGAGCTTGCAAGCATTATGTGTACTCAAGAAGAGATAGCTGGAGTATTAAGTGCAAAAAAAGATATATCTGTTAGAACACTGCAAAGAGACGATAAGTTTTGTCGGGTTTATAAAAGAAGTTTGCAAAATGCGAAAAGCAGCTTAAGGAGAGCACAGTATAAAAGTGCATTAGGCGGAAATGCTACAATGCTAATATGGTTAGGCAAGCAGTACTTAGACCAAAAAGACGGAGCTACTGAAGCATTAGCTAATTTTAATGTTACAGTGGTGGATGACTTAAATGGCGACAGTTAAGTTAAGCGATAATGTAAGTCCTGTATTTGTAGGCTATCACAAAAATATAAGTTTACACAATTTAACAGAAGGTGGCAGGGCAGGTTTTAAAAGTTCTACAAACGCCATAGAGTTAGCATTAATAATGTTACAGCCTAACACAGACATAATAGTATTACGAGAGAATTACAGCGACCATAAGGATAGTACATACAATGAGTTAATAACGGCATTTAAAAGACTAGGCATAGAATTAACACAGGGCAAGCATTATCCGTTTGGTCATAATCTATGGATAAAGTTGCCTAATGGAAGCCGAGCAAGGTTTTATGGCAACATAAGCAAAAACTATGAGAACATAAAAGGTAAGACGCCAACGCCTGGTAATACAATAAGGGCGCTATGGTATTTTGAGATAACGCAGTTTGAAAGCGATTATTGTATACAGCAAGTTAACAGCTCGTTTTTAAGGGGTAAAAAAGACCGCTTTCATACATTCCAAGAGTGGAACCCACCACAGCAGAAAAGTCACTGGGTATATGAGTACCGAGACAAGATGCGTAAAAGAGATGATGTTAATTATATATTTGTTAATTACAATTACCACCCTATAGAGTTGCAAAGGCAATGGATAGGAGAGATAGCACTTAGAGAGATAGAAGCGTTAAAGCTTATTGATGATGAGCAGTATAGACACATTTACTTAGGCGAGAGCATAGCTTTAGGTGGAAGGATATACAAAAGGTTTAATAGAAGTCAATTTACATTTGATGGCGAGATAAATAAGGCTGAGTTTATAAATCACATACAAGTGGGAATAGATATTGGTTATAGCGATAAGTTTGTAGTTAATTGCTCATTTATAGGTTTAGGTTATGAAAGAATGGTAGTGCAAGAAAGTTTAGTTATAGACAACAAAAAGCGAGAATTACACAGCACTATTACAGGAGTTATTAAAGGCAATGAATATGACCCAGTACAATGTGTAGAGCAAACAATGAGCTTCCTACAAGCCGTTGTTAGTAAATACAAAATGCCAGTAGTTGGCTATGTGGATAGTGCTGATAAAGGAATACAAATGATGTTTAAAACTTATATCGCAACACATGGAATTAGTAACATAATAATTAAAGCGGTTAATAAGACTAAAAGGTTTGAGAAAAGCGAAAGTGCCATTGAAGAAAGAATTATGTTTGGCAACATACTAATTGGTGCTGATGCGTTAAGAATAAATAAAAAATGTAAACATTTAATAGAGGCGTTTGAAGACGCTTGTAGAGATAAAAACGGAGTAAGAAAAGATGATGCTACAACTGATTGGAATGATAGCCTAGATGCATTTGAATATTCCATAATGAATTATTTAAAAGCAATGCAGATTAAAATTCTACAGAAGCAAGGGAGAATGCTAAATGATATATAACGATATAGTACAGTTTTTTAATAACAAAGGTTACAATGTTGTAGTAGGCGATTATTACACGCAGGTTGAAAAGTGGCTTAGTTGGTACAGAGGGAATGTTAACGACTTTCATTTTTACAGGGTTAATGGCTTAAACAATAAGCTTATAGACAAAGAAAAGCGAACACTGGGAATGGCTAAGCAAGTTTGTGAAGACTTTGCAAAACTTGAGTATAACGAGAATAGCGGTGTTTTTGCTTCAAATAATAAAGAGGCAGATGCTTATTTGCAGAATGTATTGCAAGATAATTACTTTAATAACAACTTCATTAAGTTTTTAGAGCTAAGCAAGAGTTTAGGTAATGGTTACTTAACAGAGTATGTAGACAACGGCAAGGTAGTTTTAGATTTTATAAATGGCAAAAAAGGCGTAATTACAAGCTACACGAATAAATTAGTAAACGGAATTGTTACAATAACACAGTCTGAAAGATTAGAGCAAAAAGATAACAAGAAAACTAAAGTTATATACACGCATTTACAGCATCACATTTTTAGAGATGAGCAATACTATGTAGAGCATTATGTTTTTAAAAGCGACCAGCCTTCAACACTAGGCAAAAGAGCTAATGCATCCGATTATTTACCGGATGAAATTTTAAAAGCATTAAAATTTGACGAAGTAACAGGTGCATACAAAAGCGAAGTGATAGATAGCCCTGTTCCACTATTCCAAAGGTTTGCACCAAACATTGTAAACAATTATGACATAGACAGCCCCTATGGAATATCTATATTTGCAAACGCAATAGATACTTTAAAGAACTTAGACAATAAGTATGACAGCTATGACACAGAGTTTACAAACGGCAAAAGCAGGCTTATAATAGACAGCTCACTAACTGAAGAATATGTTGAGTTAGGCGAAGCTTCTGGGGCTAATAGAACCTATAAGAAGTTTGACGGGGATACTGAAGTGTTTGTGTCTATGCCTAATATGGCAGGAGACAATGATAACAGAGACAAAATATTCGCATCAAACCCAGAGTTAAGAGAAGAGAAGATAAGTCAAGGAATAAGCAATGAACTTGCTATACTAGGGTTTAAGGCTCGATTAGGTAAAAATAAATATGAGTTTAAAAGCGGTATAATAAACACCACCGCAACAGGCGTTAAAACGGCTAACAATGAAAAGTGGATGGGCATTGAAGCGGATAGAAAGATAACAGAAGCTGGTCTTAAAAGAATGGCTAAGGCTATATTAGTATTAGGTAATGAGTTAGGCGACATTAATGTTGATATTGATAAAGTGGAGATAGAAGTGTTTTTTGATGATAGCGTTGCAGTTGATAAGCAAAGTGAAGTTGAAAATGCTAGGAACTTAGTTAAAGACGGCATCTATTCTAAAAAATACCTGCTAACTAAAATACTAGGTTTTACAGATAAAGAAGCGGAAGATATGATATCACAATCATTAGCAGAGCAGGAGAGAGAAAATCAAAGTATATTTTCTAGTCCAATAAGCGAAGAAGAAGATGAAGAGGTTATTGATGGCGACACAGAAGTTTAAAAACAGGTGGCTAGACGGTTTTTATTTAAAGCTTGAAGAGTTAACGGGCAAAAGTGTTAGAAGGTCGCAGGAGCGAAAGATAAGGCTTGCACTTAATAGAATAGCAGAAGAAGGTGCGACAACCAAATCAGAAATTAGTGCAATATTAAACCAATTCAATTTTAGCGAAGAGGTTTATCAAATTGCATTAACAGCTAATTACTTATCAAGTGCTATTACCGACATTATACAAAACAATGAAAGGAATGCTGTAAGGCTGATATTAGACAGAAGCCCATTAAAGACAGCAAAAAATGTTTTTGAAACAGCAAAGAGTATAGAAAAAGACACTATACCAGAACCACTTGAAACAATATCTGTTTACTTACTAGCAAGTGGTTTTAACACATACAAGAAAAACGCAAGAAGAAGAATTGACAGGGAAAACAAGTTGTTTGACAATAAATTGGTTAATGATTTAAGAGGCGATGTGATTAGGGCGAAGAACAAAAAAGTAGAAGTTGCTGATTACTTAGATAATAAATGGAGTAAAAAAAAACGAGAAAGACAGTTTACTTGGACGCAGGCTAGGGTTAAAAGAGCGGTAGAAACACAGATACACGGAGAAATGGAAGCATCTAAGTTAGAATATGCCGAAGCAAAAGGTTATACAAGAAAGAGGTGGGTTACACAGGGCGACAGCAAAGTTAGGACTTCACATAGTAGAGCCAATGGTCAAACTGTTGGGCTATATGAGGAGTTTAGGCTTGATAATGGAAAGGCAATGTATCCTAGCGACCCAAAGCTACCACCAAGAGAAAGAATGAATTGTAGATGTTTTATTTTACAGCTTAAATGATTAAACGCCGAAAGGCTTTAATATAAATTGCCCGCTATGGGGCAAACAATACATGGGCAAGTTGGCTTACAACTTAAAAAGGAAGGTAATTATGAAATTCAATAACATTAAAGAACTTATTGAAAAGCACAAAAGTGATGATGAAATTAAGTACGAGGATTTAGCAAAAGAATTAACAAATGCTACAAACCAAGAGATTAATAACATTGTTGCAAAAAACAAGCCAGATAATGATAAAATTATAGGCGAGTTTTTAAAAGAAAACGGGTTTGAAAAAGTAGATGACCTTAAAGAATTTGTTAAAACAGCTAAAACAAAAGATGAGGAGCTTGAGAACAAGTTAAAAGAGGTAAATGAAAAGTATGCTGACTACGATACTTTAAAGAGCCAAAAGCAATTCTTAGAATTAGGCGTAAAAGAAAAGATAAAACAAAAACTGTTACAAGTTATGTTTGAAGAAAGTGGCGAAGATAATTTTGAAGAATATGCTAAAAAGCAAATTGAAGAAAACCCAAAAATGTATATGGCTCAAAAGAGCGTTCAAACAGCTATTCCAACAACTAGCACACCAGTTGCTAAAGATATTGAGGGCTGGGAGAAAATTATACAAGAAAAGAAAGGCATAAAAATTAATTAAAGGAGAAAATTAAATGGCAAATCCAAAATTACCAACTAATGGTACGCACGAACTACAAGAAAGATATGCTAAAACCATACTAGCTATTGCTAGAAAGAAACTAGGGTTACGTGAAAACCATTCTGGTAGAGATTACACAGGAGACCCTTTAGCAGGGGCGATTAAAATTCCTGTAAGAGATGATGAAGTTGTAGTAGGTAACTATGATGTTGTTGCAGGTATTAACCTAACAACAAGTGGTACTACTTATGAAAATGTATTAGTAAACAAAAACAGAGCTATTAACGAGCTTATTGATGACTTTGAGTCAAATGCAATACCTGACAATGTTAGGGCTCAAAGATTAATTAGTGCAGGTTATGGACTACAAAAAGCAGGAGAACTTGATTTTGTATCACAAATTGAAAAAGGTAATGCTTACGGTAACACAACTGCTTTAACTGTTTCAAATGTTTACGCTGAAATTGCTAAAATGGTTGGTAACCTTACTAAAAGAGGTATTGACAAAGAAACAATTAGAGTAGCAATTACTACTGATACAGAGACATTGCTTTTAACTGATGAACAATACTCAAACACAGCATCACAAGTTGGTAGCGAAAGAGCTATGACTGGTGTTGTTAATATGATTAGAGGGGTACAAGTTATTGTAAGCGATAACTTAAGCTTACCTACTGAAGTTGTTGTATATTCAACAGATTATGCACAAGCAGGCGACGAGTGGTCAGTAATGCCTGACTTTAACCCATTACAAGACGGCAAGCATATTGGTGCTAGTGCACTACAAGCCAGAACTGTTTCTTGGGATAAACTTACTAGAGCTTATGGTGCAGAAGTTAAAACTCAACTAATTGAGTTAACTGTTGCAAGTGAAGCTGGCTCAACAGGTGGCGACACTTTAATTACAGTTACGGAAGACTTAGAAAGTGGCAATTCTTATGTTTATAAGGTTGATACAGCTGCGACAGCGGTTACACCACTAACAGAACTTACAACAGGCTGGACAGCTTGGGACGGTACTGCAGATATTACTGCGGCTACTGGAACATTCATTACAGTTGTTGAAGTTGATGCTAACAACAGAGCTATCAAAATTGGTAGTGCTGAAGTTACAGCGGCTTAAATAATTAATAAAAATTAGGGCGATTGGCTAAGCCTTTCGCCTAGTTTTTATATAAAAGGGAGAATTATGGAATTTACATTAAAAACATTACCATTTACAGATGCTAAGTTAAAATATGACGAAGCGGAAGAAATGTATATAATAAAGGACGATTATATTAACAATCGATTAAACATTGTTTTAAGTGAAGAGCTTGGAAGTGATAATGAAGTTAATGCCTTTTTATATGAAATAAGTGATAAGTTATATGAGTACATTTTTAGAAGTGCGAACAAACAAAATAAGTCAAATAACTTAAAAATTAAACAATACAAACTAGACAGAGACCACGACTTAAGAAAATATTTAGCAAAGGCATTATTAGCTCATGTAAGGGCAAGTATTAGAACAGACATTGATAGAATGTCGGACGAAGGCAAATTTGATTTTGAAACAAATATGCGAAGAGATATAAAAGCAAATGACCATATACCTACATCTGTTAAGGACATTTTAGAGCAAAGCGGAATTATGTATAGAGGTGTTTATAAATATGAGACAGAATAAAATAGGGCAATATAGAGAGTTTGGCGAATACAAAGAAGTTTTAAGTGCTGGCATAAATGCACCTGTTTTTGCCGATAGTGTTGAATTTAGGTTTAAATACTCAAATGGCGAAGGCTTGACTAAAGAAGAGTTTAACGCTTTTCAAAGTTGGATAGTGCAAACTGGCAGCTATGTAATAGAGACTAGCGAGAACTGGCAATTTAATAAAGGCGATAAGTTAATAATTGAAGGTGGAGAAAACCTTATACAGCGAGTTATAGAAAAACAAGACCATACTAGGTTAAATGGAAGAAAACAAAACAAAAGAAAGGTAAAGGTAATATTTTGTGGATAACCAATTAATGCAAGATGCTTTATTATTAGCTAGAGACATAGCACCTAAAGACACTGGCAACTTGGCATTTAATGCAATTAGTGTTATGCCAACACACAATGGTTTTAGGGTCTACTATGACGGCTCAAGGGCTTTCTACTTGCAATATTTACAAGAAGGCACTAGATATAGTAAAAGACATCAAGGTTTTATTGATTTAACAAGCACAGCAATATCTGCACATATTACAGCTTATTTAAACGGGCATATAAACAATTTAAATGCTACAAGAGATAGATTAGCAGAGTATGCAAACACACCAGACAGAGATACTAGGCTTGACCAAAGCTTAGGCAGAACAAGAGGGCAAAAAGAAGAATTGATAACATATTCATTAACAGGAACAATGCGAAGGGGTTAAAATGAGTTTACAAAAAGAAATAATAAATACTATACAAAGCCAGCTTGGAAGTGATTTTATTGCAGGCTATTTAATATATGAAGGCGTGCAAGCTGATATGAATTCATTTAAATTTGTTGAAGCTGACCCTAACAATAAGTTTTCTGTACAAGAAAACACATATGTACCAGTGCAGTATAGCTCTTTTATTGGAAAAATACAACCAGTTGAAAGTGTTTATGACGAGGACGGCACTGTTAGGCTTGAATTTATGATTAAGGTAGACGACAAGTTTGCAAGTAGGTTTGAGGCAATAGAAGACTGTAAAAGAGGTTTAATAGGCAATAGAGGTAGCTTTACTTACAATACAAAGCAATATTACTATGCTTTTAACTCAAGCCCTATAGACAGCACAGAGCCACCATTGTTGTTAAATGGAGCAAGATATGTAAAAGTTTCTTTAACTGTTTTCTACAGGCTGTCAACGGTTGAGATGGGCAATAGCATTGCGTATTATGTAAGACCAAACTATATAGAAAGCCAAGACATAGGAAGTCAACCAAATTTAACAGCAGAATTAAAATCCGCTTTAATTGAAGAGGTGGAAGGCTATGACATAGAGGAAACTAGAAAAGAATTAATATTAAGCGACTTGCAAAATGATATAGAATTGAATACGGAAGATAAAACGCTTTTAGTTGAGTTAAGAGTTGAAAATAGTTTTGAAAAACTAGAAAGAGTAAGTGTTGAGTTAAATGTGGGTAAAGTTTTAGACCCTTCTCAAACAATTAACACAAAAGAGATTACAAACTTTTTAAAAAACAGGTCTTTTGGTAATACATTAACATTTTATAGAAGTCAAGGTAATTTTAATAATGTTTTAGAGCAAATGGAAGCTGGCGAAGAGGAAGAAAATAAAATATTTGTTTTAAGGCGAAAAATTGGAGAAGAAAACAAAGAAAGACAAGTGTTAATAGAGGCGGTAACGCCTAACTATGATTTAGGTAAGCCAATTAAAAAAACTGTTACATTTAGAACTCCTGCACCTTTATTAGTTGAAAGAGAGGTGGCGGAAAAACAAGCAGAATTCCCAGAACAGCCTTTAGTGTTTTTTGATATAAGTTACGACTTATTAATGGGCACAGTTAACGGTATTGAGCAGTTTGCAGGAAATAACTCAAGCAATGCAAGCCAATATACAACGGAAGAAGCAGTGTTTTTCTTAGACCCTTTTACAAGTAGCGGATATACTTTTGTTGAATGGCTAGATGTAACAGACCCACAAAACCCACAAACAATAACTCAATTACCAGAGGGTTCAAGTGGGGATAAAGATATAAAAATAAGTGTAACGCCAAATGACTTTACCGTAACATTTATTAATAACTATGACGGTCTAAGTGGTGGAACAGGAACAGTTACAGCAACTCAGGGCGAAATTATGCCAGCTTTTGAAGGACCAAGTCCAACAACTGTTAACCCTGTAGCAAATGTGACAATAGAGTTTAAAGGGTATTATGCAAATGCAAGTGGTGGACAGTTTACAGAAGAGTTTAAATACTATGATGAAAGTATGACACCGCTTAAAGAAGCTAGTTTTGATATAACAAGGCTTGACGCAAGGTGGGTACAAGTATGAGAAGTTATGAAATAAATGTAGTAACAGATAACCCCAAGCGACCTACGCAGTATAATGAGCAGATACAAGGAAACAATGAAGTGAGCTCACAAGACAAAGTAGATAACTCAAACGCTGGATTAGTTAAGGCGGCGGTTATAGGACTAGGAAAAAGAGCTCTTACAGACGCTGTTAGCAGAATTGGAAACTACACAGGTCAAAGAGGAAGACAGCAAAGTTTAGAAAACATAAGTCAATTTATTGGAATTGGTGCGAATATTGCAATAGGTTTTAAGGTTGGCGGTGTTTATGGAGCACTTGCAGGTGTGGCAGTAAGTGGTTATCAAGTAGCTTTAGATGTATTAGATAATAACTACGACATTAAAATGCAAGAAAAGCAAAGACAATATTTAAAAGATTTTACAATGATAGCTAATAGAAACAATAGAACGGAGGGTGCACTTTGATACAGGTTATAGAATACATTGATGTTAATAGGCGAAATGAGTTTAATATATTAAATGCGGAGCATATAAAAATAAGCGAAAACGAAAATATTGAAATGGATATTGCAGAGTTTGTTTTTAAAAGTGAAAATAGAGAGCCTATTAGAGCTTGGAGTAGGGTTGCACTTAATGGTAAGCTTAATTGGTATGTTGCACAAACAAATGTTATTCTTTTTGATAAGGAAAATGGAATATACTTACACACAGTTCACTTAGTAGAGTTGGTACACAAGCTTTCAACCGTTATGTGTTCTAATTTATCATTTAATAACTTTTTAATTGGCGCTAAACAATATGCAAACTTATTAGATGTTGTAAAAAGGTTAAATTTATTAACGCCTTTTGAAACAGTAGACAGGCTGTTAGATACTAGAATTATAACAAGTGAGTTTGAAGCTGGTGGTGGTAATGTTGACATTTTGCCATTAATGACTGACACTTTAAAAGAAAAGTTAACAGATTATACAGATGTACCGGAGTTTGTTTTTGAAGGCAGAACTTATTTTGAGGCACTTAGTGAAATATTTAGCTTAATAGGCGGAAGCCCTAAGCTAATAAATACACAAGGCGATAATAAGGTTTTAGATATTACTTTCTTTGATAAAGCAAATGTTATAAGCGTTGATATGTCAAATTATGATGAGTACGAGTGCAATAAAGACATAAGGAATTATTCAGCAAATGCACAAGTGACTACAAATAATATAGTAGATAATCAAAGTTATTATGTTGCCGGAGTTGACTGGTTTAAACACATAGAAAGTTTGGATAAGGTGTTGGATGAGGCACAAGCAACTTTTAAGACCGACTTACCTATTTACAAGCTTTTAAAAGCAACCGTTAAGTATAAACCAACAAATGAAGAAAAAGATGCTACAGAGTATATTATATCAAGCCAAGAATGGAACATATTACCTGTTAACACTCCTATAGATGGTTCGCCAAGTACAATGAATACCTTAAAGTACACAATAGGCGCCGAAGATGTTACTAATTTTGCTCAAAAAATACAAAAGCAGGATTCTATATTTAATTCATTAGTTTGGCAAGAATTTATAAAAGACATAGGGTTTACAACACCTATAACAGATTTATTTGACTATGTAATGCAAATTGAGTTTATACCACTTCAAAAAGGCAATAGGTTTAATGTTAAGCCAATATCATTTATTGAAAACAATGTTGATAGTACAATTAATATAAATGTGGCCAATAGAATTAATGAGAGTTCTAAAGTTATAAAAAATGCAATAAATAAAGCAACTCAGGCAAATTCGATGCAAATTATAAAAAGATTTAGGCACAATAGTATAGATGATGCGTTTGACTTAGGAGTTATAGATGCTGATACAAAATTTAAAATAGTTAAGCGAGATATTGAAGAAAACAACGGTGTTGTAATTGCGGAATACACTTTAACAAGAGATAAAAACATTATAAGCGACATTGTTGGAGTTAATACAATTAATAGACCTACAGATGTAGAGGTAGGAAAGGGATTAGTAAGAAATGAGATATATGAAGACTATTGTATATTTAGCCCTTACAAACCAAGTGTTAGAGGCTACAATGAAACAAACGACACTTCTGTTAAAGGCGATTTTGCGGAAAAGAAATTTTTAAACCTTTTCTTAAACAATCATGACGGTTTTAATAGGGCACAGGGTTTTCTAATTAACAGTACCGACATATTAAACCCACCTATAGTTAATTCAAGTGTTATAACAGGGCTAAGAACTTTAAACTTTGACTTAAACTTTTTAAATCAAGCATATGTTGGAAATAAAATAGTACCAGACACTACAGGCTTTTTTGAAAGCAAAGATGTTGAGCAGGGTGTTAGATACACTTTAGGAAATTCAACTGTTAGAGATATGTCTTTAAGGTATGGGCTAAGACAAAAAAAAGATAAAGACACCATAACTTTTGATGAAATAAAATTATTACCTGAGGCACAGGACTTGGTTTATGATGATGATACTGATTTAGATTACTTACAGCCATTAATAGAAGTTGGAACTTCAATAGAAACTCAAACAGAATTAAATGAGGTTGTAGATACTACAGGCTTTAGCAGAAGCTATGATGTAATTAAATGGTTTACTGGAAGCACTGCTGAAATATCAAAAACATATACAATAACAGATAGTTTAAAAGAAAGAATGAGGCAATTAAATTTTGATGTGCTGGTTGATATAGACAGGCTTAACCAATATAGCAATAAAACCGAGCTTACAGTCATATATGTTGACACAAACGGATATGAAAGACAGGCTATTTTAAAAACATATTTTGCTGAAAACCAAAGTTTTACTGGAACAAATTATATTTATCCACAATTTGAAAATGGTTCAGTAACCGAAAGTGTAGACATAAATGACAATGTACAAAGCCTTGAAATAAAATTAAAAGTTTACTTTGTTATAGGAATAGTTCTAAGGCACAAAGCAGATTTTTTAATTAATAATGTTAATTATGATTACATAGAAGTTACAAGCGATGTTGGAAATGGTCTATACCTTGATAAAAACCAAAACGAAATATTAGGTTTAAATTATCAAATGCATTACACAACTTTACCACAATATGATATTAACGACTTTGCAAAAGAAAGTATAATTGTAGGTAGTGCCGTTACTAGAAATAGTCCTATGTTAATAAACAATGCTAGAAATTATACTAGCTTTAAAATATACGCATCTAATCAAAAATATGGTTTATACGATGATTTTGTAAGAGGCGCAGAAACAACTGCAACATTTACAGCCACTAAAACAGGCGATGTTTATGAAATATTAGCAACAGGACTTCCTATTGGCTCAGATAGTTGGGCAATAGTAGGAGTAAGAGCTGATGCAACTGAAGACTTCTTAATTGGAGTTAATAGAGGTTCTGGTGCATTTAATAAATTTTATGCTTACTTTAGGCATAATCATCCATTATTAATAAAAAACAATTAAAGGAGTTTTTATGAAAAAAATTTATATTGAGGCAGATAGTTTTTTAAATTTAACTAACTATGAACAAAACAAGATATCATTAGGCGATACTGCAGTTTTAGAACTAAAAAGCAGTGTTAACAATGAATATTCTTTACGAGTTGATTTTAATTTGCCCAGAGAAGTGCCTTATTTAAGGCACATGGAGTTAAAAAGCGAAAACTTTTGGACTTATGAGCTACCAAACATAGTTGTAAGTGCAGTTAGCTCTAAAAACAAAGCTGTTACATTAGAGGGTTATATAACCGCCTCGAATGTGATAAATAACACAATTAATGAAAATGATGGCTATACAAACAAGCTAGGCAATTATACAGTTCCTAGCGAATTGCCAGTTGGAGATGTTGGTGTTGACTATGCGGTTGTTGCGTTTGAAGAAGACGGAATAACAGAAAATAGCAAAATATGGCAATATACAGCTACAGACTGGGTTGACAGTGGTTTAAAAGAAAAGCTTACAAATGTTGCCACAACAACAATTAATATACAACTGGATAAGTTTGTTCAAAACTCACAAGAACTAGTTGATGCTACAATTACAGACAATGTTTTAGATAACTTGTCAAACTTAAATGTTTTAAGTCAAAGTAATGAAGCTAAAATAGGCGTTGTTGAAACTAAATTAGACCAAGCAGAAGTAGATATTGATAATTTAGAAAGTGGCAAAGTTGATAAAGACTTACCTTACACAACAGCCACATTAGATAACGAACAAGAGCTTTATATTTATGATGCAGGAACTGCTCTTAAAGCTACTATGCGACAAATAGAAAATTTTGTAACTAGAAATATTATAGGTTTAACAATGACAAAATTAGCCAGCAAGGCAGAGTTAGATGCTTTAACTCCTTCAGAAATTAAATCTAATAAATTATATTTAATACCTTTACCAGAAGCCTTAGAAGATAATGTATATGCTGAATATTATTATGATTTTGATACAAGCAAATGGGAGCTTTATGGAACAACAAGAGTTAGCTTACTTGCTGAAGATATTAAATACAATGACTCAAATGTTTTTGAAGAGATAACAGGCTTAAAGGGTGTACAAGAAACAATAACACTATTACAATCTAATTGGGTTGTAGATGCCACTTACGGCTTTAAATACACATATAGTAACGCAAGTATAACAGCGGATAGAACGGTAGATTTTGTAGTAGACAAAGCCAGTCAAATTGATTGGCTAGATGCATTGCCTTATGCAGAAACAAATAGCATAAGTGGTGCAGTAGAGTTTTACACAACTAATCAACCAACAGTAGACATAATAGGAACACTTAAAATTAAGGAGGTAAGTTAATATGGCAAAAGGTGTAGCAAGTCCAGTAGCAATAGTTATGGGTGGAGGACTGCCTAGCACGAGTGGTGGTGGTCTATTCACAGGAGCAACAATTCCTTTAACTTACAAGGACAATACAACTGAATACGAAAACAATTACACTTACAAGTCAACCTATGATATTACAATAACAGGTCTTGATACTAGGGCAACAATAACTGGTAATGGTAGTAAAGAAGTTTTAGTTGAGTTTGATGTTACAAGTGCAACAAGTTCGCTTAAAAATTTTACAATAACCTTAACCAATGAAACTGAAACTTATGAGTTTAAAGGAATGCACGCTCACTATGGTGTTACTGTAAGTGGTATTTTAACACTTGCTTATAATAATATTACACCAGATGGCTCTGAGGGTACTATTGGTACTAATTATATTTTTATTGAAAGCACAAGTACTGATTTACCTTATTTTAGTTCTACCACAACATTATGGAATGGGATTTATAGCCATCAAGGTTTAAATACTCTTGTTAGTAATTTTTCAAGTACAAGCATTGGAGATTATTTCCTTAGAGAGTGCTACGCATTCAACCAGCCACTAACCATACCAAGCAGTGTTACAAGCATTGGAGCTTTTTTCCTTAGAGAGTGCTACTCATTCAACCAGCCACTAACCATACCAAGCGGTGTTACAAGTATTGGAGATTACTTCCTTTACAACTGTAACGCATTCAACCAGCCACTAACCATACCAAGCAGTGTTACAAGCATTGGAGCTTTTTTCCTTTACAGCTGTTACGCATTCAACCAGCCACTAACCATA